CCAGGAAGCTCTTCACCAGGAAGCTCTTCGCCGGGAAGTTCCTCTTCGCCAGGAAGCGGTTCGCCAGGAAGTCCTCCTTCTGGCTCCATTTCGTCTTCATCGCGTGCATAGGGACCAAGGCCCATCTCATTTATCTTTTCGACAAATGGGTCTGTTAACGGTCCGATTGAGGCTAGTTTCATGAAACGACGGATGGTCGCCTCTTTAAGAAGTGTCTTTTTACTCATTTTGTTTCTCCTGTAAAAAAGTTTCGACGCTTTTAATATAAATAGTCACACGTTACTAAAAAAGAAGATTTTATAAGCTCGCAGTACCATCTTTTTTAATCGGCATTTTTTTCAAAGCTTTATCTTGGATTTGTTTGATTCTCACGAAGCTTACATTTAGTCTCTCTGCAATTTCTCTCAGAGTCATAGGGCCATTTTTTTCAACTGCGATCAAAGAACAATTTAAATCATTTTTGTAATTAATCCAGTATCTGCATTCTTTAATTGGGCACCCAACGTCATTGGAAATACAACAGTTACAACAACTCCTCATAATTCTGAATGCTCCTCTTCCAACAAATCAAATACGCTTTCTATTTCGTCGGGGTTTAAGGCAAATTGTTCTTCTACTTCTCGGCCTTTTTGAATTAGCCGCTGCGACTTCTTCCTATTCGACTTGCTCTGACTGTTCTTTTTTTCTTTATACTCATCAACAATCTTCATCATATTTTCATCCTTGTTAATATATTTTCTCATCATCAATCTGAAGAATTCATTTTGATACAAGCCATCGTAGTGTAGCCTAATTTTCAGGTCGGCATGATTCTTGTCGAAGTCTTCAAAACAAACTTGCTTCTCTGCTTTTCTAAACTTATGAAACATTATCTCCTCAAAATGTGCGTCGAACTTTCATACTGGCCAGCAGCAGTTTGGCTAAGAAATGTTGCTTTTGATTGAAACTCTTCTAAAGTACGAGCGCCGGTATAAGAAAACCCGCTCCTGACGTTACCTCCAATATCCCGTAAGATATCAGCAACCGGGCCTTTGTATGGAATTGTAGTTGATATTCCTTCAGGAGAAGATGATTGCCCTCTCCAATCCATTTGTGCAGACCTCGAAGCCATGCCTCTGTAAACTTTATATTTTTTGTTTCCACTTGTAAATATTTCTCCTGGTGATTCATCAGTGCCTGCCAACATCGATCCAAGCATAACAAAATCTGCTCCTGCCGCTAATGCTTTTACAATGTCTCCACTATTTTTAATCCCGCCGTCAGCAATTATTTTTGCATCTCTGTTCGTATACGAGCAATCATGTATTGATTGAAAAGTTGGAACGCCATGGCCAGTGTTGATTCTTGTGCTGCAAATTGAGCCTCCACCAATTCCAACTCTTATGCTGTCTGCTCCCCAATCTGCCAAATCATTAAAAGCTTCAAGGGTTGCAACATTTCCAGCCATCAAATGAACTTCACTCCCAAAAACATCTCTTAGCGATTTAAGCGCATGTTTAACTAAAACATGATGGCCGTGGGCCACGTCTAAACACAGGTAACGCGCGCCGGCGGCGAATAGAGCGTGCGCACGTGCTAAGTACTCTCCAGTTGCCCCGATTGCTGCAGCTTTAAAACATCGCCTCTCCTTAACAAGGGCAACCTGTTTCTCGATTGTGTTATACCTGTGAATTACCCCCAACCCACCTTCATCATACATAGTCCACGACATTTCATCTTCGGTAACTGTGTCCATTGGGCTTGATATGACTGGCAATTCCAAATATGCTGTTTCGCTTAAATGATTCCCTATATCAATTTGACTTCTACTTTCTATATCTGAATATTTTGGTTCTAGTAGAACGTCATCAAAACTAAGACTATTTTGCATTCATTTCCTCTTTAATTTCTTTAATAAAACTATTGGCTCTTCCCCAACATTCCGGACAATAAAGATTAACTTTATTTTGGTTTTTTCGGACGATAACATACCAAGATTGTACCATTTCTTTATTCTCTTTGTCAAACGGTTTTTCGCACACAAGGCAACAATCATCAATTTGTGAAAACAAACCAATCTTTTCTTTTAAATCCTGCTCGGCGCGCTTCTTCTTTGTTTTTCTAATTCTTCTTTTTATCTTTTTCGCTGCTTTTGTCATCTGGCCTCCAAGGTTGATATGCCAACTGCGCCGAAGACCGCGCCACAACCATATAAATTTTTAAAAATAACAATAGCGGAAGGGAAAGGAGCAGAATTATTTCCAGCGTTATCATTTTTAAATTTAAGTCGTCCTTTCACAAAATTTATTTTCCACGCCTTCATACAATAATCGTGCCAATACTTTGTATCTGTTCGTGAAGGTATTAAGCAGACCACTGTTGTCTTTGGTTTTTGCCCCTCCTCATAAGCCTTCTTGATCCATTTTTTAATGTCTCTCCCGTATGGAGGATTCATAAATACTGTTTCACCTTCCCAGCTTTTACTAAGCCCGTCATCCTCTTCAGTATAATATTTTTCACACTTCGCAGTTTTGTGGGTAGCGCATGGATCAAGAGTAAACCTATGGTCAAGATTCAAATAGTCATATAATCCTTGAGGAGTTTCCCATTCTTCAGATTTAGAAGAAAACATAACTTCTTGTGTGCTCTTATTCATACTAGCCCCGTGCTTCCAAAGCCCCCATCGGAACGACTAGTGTTTAGTTCTGATGGATCACGATTAATTTCGTCAAGCTCACAGATTACAACTGGGACCAAAACAGCCTGTGCAATTTTTTGGCCAGGTTTAATAATTTTTGTTGAACCTCCAATGTTATGAAGGTTAACAAAAACCTCGCCAGTATATCCTGGATCAACGACACATGCACCAACAAGTAATTTTTGTTTATGAGCGATACCAGACTTATTCTTGATCTCTAACATATGATTTTCCGGAACAATAGCCTTAAGGCCAGTTGGCACCAAACAAGATGCTCCAGGTGGAATTTTATATTCCCCTTCAGGTTTCCAATAGCAATCAGGATCTTGATTTGGATTCGGACAATAAAATAGGTCCATTCCCGCATCGGTGGAATGCGCTCTCATCGGTAATTTTGCATTTTTTCTAACCTTATAAAATTTAAGTTTCATCATAACTCCTTTATACCATTATACTTTTATACTTTTTGTTTGTCAAGTTTCTTTTGTTTTCTTTTTTCACTTTCTTTTTTACGCCTTTTATATTCAACATATTTTTCAGTTTTGCGATATTCTCTCTGCCATTCGGCTGCAGCCTTGCGACGTTCAGGTGTATCTTTTTCTCGCCTGCTAGCATTGTTGCGTGCTTTATATTCCTCATACCATTCGGGATCTTCTTGTTTTTTTCTTTGAAATCGAGCTGTGGCCTTCGCACTTTCTTCTTTGCGCCACTCAGGATCTTGACTTTTTTTCCGGTACCGTTCGCGCCGGTTTCGAGCGACTTTTTCGCACCACTCAGGGTTATTCCGTCTTCTTTCCCGGGCAGCGGCCCTACTGTACGCATTTTGTCTTTCTCGATATTCTGGATCTTCCTGTCTTCTTTGGCGTTCCCGCTGCGCTTGGCGCGCGTTCTGTTCAGCCCGAATCTTAGGGTCTTTCCTCCTCTCTCGTTGTCTTGCGCGATCTTTCTTGAGGCTTTCTTCACCAAAAGCGGTGCACTGGTTTAACAAAAGAGGATCTTCAGATAGTTTCTGAAGCATTTTTTGTTCTGCCAGTTTCATCTCTTTGGGACTCTCAAACTCCTTGATAACAATCCACTCCAAATCTTCTCTGCTCAGGGAGTGTTTTTCACAATGTCTACACAAAGTTGTCTTCTGACTACCATAATATCTAAAATGCTCTTTAGAACGTTCCTCCATGCCTTGCGTTGTCGAACCAACATAGTAATGACCAGTAGAGCACTGTGCTTTGTACAAATGATTTGCCTTTTTGCTTTCACGCCACAATTTATTTTTTTCACGGAGATATTCTCTATTATTTTCACGATATCTTTTAGCATACTCTTTCAAAACATCTTTGTTTTTTTCATGATACAGTCTAGACTTCTGAGAAAGCATTTCCTTGTTTTCCTTGTGGTATTTCTTCATATAGGAAAGTCTACAAGTTTTACATTGAGAACAAAGACCGTCTCTCGTACTGTGCTTTTTGTGAAACTCGGTTGTTTCTTTTTCTGTTTTGCATTCACTGCATATTTTTTTCATCCCAGCAACCTCCAATTATGTCTTATAGATCTCGAAGAAAATCCCCACTGCTCATTGTAATCAATTTTGCACATATAAGGACGATTAATATGAATTATATCTTTTTCTCGAACTCCCCAACATCTGATAGAAGTTTGATTGCTCGTTGAATCAATCACATTAACAATCCAATACTCTTTACCGTTTTTTGTTTTTCTTCTTATAATTTCTCTCGGAATAAACCAAACAACCTGAAGTTCAGGGTCATATTCAGCGATAGGAGGAACAAAATATTCTTCAAGTTTGCTTTTTACACGCTCAGTCAACACAAGATCAATTGGAAAAACACCAGTCAAGTTAGCTTTGTTGGCAATTTTTTCTTCGACTGTAAAGTCTCCCTCTGGCCTATAAAGTTCAATGTTGTCATGTAGTTGTTTTTCCTTTTTTGGACGATCAACAACAGCAGCCGACCAAAAATGTTTCACTCCAGAAAACCTGTCATCAATCAATCCTTCTGCCGCGCCGCTNCGAACAAGAACGTCCAAAGCTTTCTTATTTAACTTACTGTAAATGATATCTTCATTAAACAACAGTTCTTCGATAGTNTTAAACGGACGATTCTGTACAATCTGTTCAATAGCTTTGTCTCCTAGACCTTTAACAGAAGTCAATGGTTGAATGAGAGTCTTACCATCTTCAGTAATTTCCCAAACTGTCCCTGAAGAATTTATATTGAGTGGCTGAATCTTAAACCCCATCGACTTAGCAATGTTAATTGCTTTTTCTTTTCTGCTTTCAGGCTCCTTATCAAGGAAAGCGGCAGTCCACTCTACAGGATAATAATTAAGTAGCCATGCACACTGGAAACTAAGAATACTATAGCTTACTGCGTGAGACTTATTGAAGCCATAGCCAGAAAAGTATTCAAATGTCTGCCAAAGTTGATCAGCCTGCGACATTGATAACTTCTTTTCTATACAGCCTTCAACGAATTTATTATAAATCTTCTCTTTCTTTTTTGATTCATCTCCAGCCCCTTTCTTTGTCAAATATTTTCGCAGAGCGTTGCCTTCGTCAAGGGAAATGTTTTTGCCAAGTTTGTGAGCCAGCAAAGCAATCTGTTCTTGGAAGATAAGGAANCCATGGGTCTCTTTTGTTACATCCTTTATAAGCTTGTGAATNTAATTGACACTTCCAGGATCTCGCTTTGCGTCGACATAAGATTTGTCAACATCTGCGCCTAGGGGCCCGGGGCGGTATATTGAAGTGATGGCAGAAATATCAATCAGATTTTTCGGCTTCGCCCTCTTACAAAACTCCTGTGCTCCTTTTTCTGTGAATTGAAATATACCAGTCCACTTACCTTTCTGGAAAACATTTCTGTAAATATTTTGATCATTAAAATCAATAACATCGGGATGAAGTTTCTCGTTATAGAATTTCTTTACATTTTCAAATGTTGGATCCTCAACGCCGTGGTGCCTCTTGAGAATGTGTCGGATTGAGCCTTCAATCATTCTCAACGAAGCCAGCCCAAGAATATCAAACTTAATAAAGCCAAGAGGTTCAAGATGTCTTACGTTTTGCCCCTCAGACCAAGGAGTTTGCCTCACGCCGCCGCTATTAACAAGCGGCATCCACTTGTCTAGGCTCTCGCCTATAACGACGCCTCCTGCGTGCCTAGAGACGCTCCTAACCTGTCCTAGAAGGGCTTCAATATGAGTTTTGATGTTAGGGTACTTATTAAGGAACTTCTTCAAAGTCTCTGAGTATTCCATAACTTCTTCGAATGTTGGCGTATATACTCCTGATTTAATACCATGAACTTTTTTGGCAATTGGAGTTGCTTCAAAGATCATTTTCCCCGTCACATTATTAACTTCAATAAAAGGAACATCATAAAACTTCGATACGTCTTTGATTAAAGAACGAAGTTGTAGAGTGTTATAGTTTGAAATAGGAGCAACTGTGTCGGATCCCCATTCCTCAATCAACATCTCTTTCAACTCCATCGGATCACTTACATCATAATCAATATCAGGATAATCTGTTGCGTCTTTACGTAGGAACCTTGAAAACAGAAGTCCATGTTTAATTGGATCAACCTGTGTGATATTAAGGACATAGGCGACGAGAGAACCTGCGGCAGAGCCTCTTCCTGGGCCTGTCAGTTGGACGGAAGACGCTTTGTCAGCAATCGCCTTCATTGTCAGAAAATACTTGGCAAATCCACGATCACGAATAACAAAAAGTTCTTCTTTAAGTCTATCAACATATCCTTCTTTTTCATTAAGATCTTTTTCTTTTAGACCATCGAGACAATCTTGTGTCAGAGCCTGAATATCTGTTTTACCCGCAGGGACAACAAAACTTGGAAGTCTAACTTCATTATCTGGCATAAAGTCTTCGATCAGATCGTGAGCAATATATTCTGTTCTTTTGATTGAGTCCAACACAAGGTCATCATCGTAATCAAAACCAACCAACTTAGAATAGTTATGATATGCTTCCCACATCTGTTCGCCATTTTTTGGATACAATTCATATCCGACCTCTTCAACCCCGGAGGGAAGTTCAGCAGACATGTATTCTGGTAGGCCGCCTTTGCCTAGCCATCCAATCCTTTTATATAGTTCCCTGTCCTTCCAAGCGTCAGGGTTGGGATAATGACTATCAGCGGTAGAAATAAGCTTTACATCATACTCCTTGCAAACCTGAACAATATACTGATTAAGCTCGTGCTGTTCGGGAATATTGTTCCATTGAAGTTCGCCATACCAGCGATCTCCGAATATGTTTTTCATGCGCTCTGTCGTTTGGCGCATGGCATTTAAAACAGCATCACCACTAATGTCCCTATAGTCCCAATAATCACCAGCATAAACGCCACCAAGACAAGCACTAGAGGCAATAATTCCGTCGCCATATAGATCAAGAAGCTTATAATCAATTCTAGGGTAACGATAAAAGTTTTCATCTTTATAGCTCTCCGAAACTAATTTAAATATATTATTCAGCCCAACTTGATTTTGTGCAATCAAAATCAAGTGATCTCTTTTCTTCAGAATGTCTACAACTTTTTGCTTTGAAGCTTTTTCATCTTCTATAGATAGTTCAATTTCGTTCTTGATCCCTTTTTTCTTTTCTTGTTTTGCTTTTTCGTATTCCTCACGCCACTGATCTAAGGAAGGGTTGAAGTAAGCTTCAACACCAAAGATTGGCTTAAATTTCTTGCCATCAGCCTGCATTTTGCGCGCGTGAAGAACTTGATAAGGCAATCCATTCATGTGGCCATGATCGGTCAATGCAAGGGCATTTCCGTCGTTCTCATAGGCAAATTCCATGTGGTCTTGTGGATATCCTAGACCGTCATTTAAGCTCAATCCGCTATGTGCGTGCAATCCAACAAATGGAATTTTAGTCATTAATATGTGTCTCCTATTCCATATTCATGAGGTTTGAAGGATCGTTATGTATTACGGTCTCCACATCATATTTAGTTTCAATCCAACATCTTGCACCACAAGATAATGGTTTATGCGGACTGTATACAATTTTTGCAACTTCGTTGCCATTTTCATCACGAATTATAGCTTCGTGAGCATACCTGTTTTCTTTATACGTCTTGACAGTTAAACATGGCTTACTCTCACCAGTTTTTGTGTTCTTGCGAATAATATGTTGATTGACGTGAACAATAGTTTTCATTTTTTTACCTCTGCAGATAATATAACACAACTATCTCTTCGTGTCAAGCATTTTATTTTTATATGAATAACAAAAAAGAAGCGCTGGCAATAATGCCAAGCGCCCCTATCAGTATTGAGACAAGCTCTATTTTTTCAATCATTTTATTTCTTCTTTTTCTTCTCAGGAAGTCCCTTGTGTTTAGTTTTAGCAAAGTCTTTAACATCAGACTCTCCCATTTCTGCAGCAGTTTTAGATACTTTATCAGAAGGACAGTCGCCCTCTTCTTGACATCCGCGAACCATGCCAAAAAATCTTTGTTGAGATTTAGATACGGACTTCTCGCTGATAGGCTCTTCGTCTTCCTCTTCTTCAAGATAAACTTCCCTCTTCTTTGAAAATTCATCTTTTGCTGGTTCGCCTTCGCCAAATCCTCTTTCACTTAAGGCCTTTTCAAGCTTTTCAAGCTCTTCTTTGATGATTTGTTTTAATTTTGACTTGGTTAGTTTCATACTATTAATTAGTCCTGTTAATTCAAAAAAGCTTATAAATTGTCCTCGCCAATTGGGTTCCATTCGTGGTAGTCAAACAACGCTTTTGATGGTCTTTTCATGCCTTTTCTCATCTCCGAGCCCATATATTCACAATAATCTTCCCAATTGTCAATTTTGAAGTACCAATCAACTTCCACGTCTAAAGCGCCTTCGAAAGATAAAGAGCTGAACACCTGTTCAATAGGAAAGTGTCTGGCCGACCACCTTTCCTCAATTGGAAGCATCTTTTCTGTCAAGCCTTTGCCTGGCACATATCTGCCAGTTCCTTCTTTTCTAAGTTCTCGTCTGCAGTTTTTAAAGTCTTCCGCATCAAATGTGAAACCTAAATATTCGCCATTTTTGACTGTTGTGCTCAAAAATGATAAAATAAACTGCCTTTCACTTGATATTTGCTTTCTGTATGTTCTCAATATTTCTGGAGGATATACGCCATACGGAAATGCTGTATAATATCTATTTGGAACAACATAAGTACTTATCTTTTTACTGATGCTGTATGCAACCAACGCTCCATATAATACACTCCATCCCAAGCAATCTCTTTTATCGCGATCTTTTGAGTGTATTGGAACATAATAAATTGGGATTTGTTTTCTCGTCTCTGATGGGCGCGGATCCATGTTTCTTCCTAGCCAAATTGGATCTTCTATTACCTCGCCTATTCTGTGTCGAATAAGAGGTTGCATATCATCATGACAAACAATCCAAATTGTTTCACATCCAGCCCAGGCGCACTCAACGACTGCTCTCTCGACAGCGAGGTAATTGGGGGCAATGGGTGTGCAGGAATCATGCCAAGGAAAATTAAAATCTAGTGGCTGTCCTGCAACCGGTACGATTCCAGCTAAATGAAAAGTATGCTGTATGTTTGTTCCACTTTCAAGCACTTAACACTTCACTCACTCTTTTTAAATATCCTTCATGCCCATCGGACTGAAAATAAATTTCTCTTTCCCTTCTATAGTCGAAAATAATTGATTCTTTATTTTCAAATACTGGTTTTTCATTTTTTTGGATTTCTCTGTGGGATGTCTCAATTTTTACTGAGTGGTAATTATATTGCTCTGGATTACTAGGCTTTCTTCCGTTTCTCGCTCCTCTTATACCAGCTTTTTTCATTAAATCTAAAACTTTAAATTTGACATATGTATCTGAGTATTCAAAATCTTCCAATTGTTCTTTTGTCATGTAAGACACTGTCACAAGATCTTTTCTCTGTTTGTCACCAGTTCTGGGAGAAGGATAAAAATAGATATCTTTTACAAAATTCTTCTCAGTTCCAAAATAGTCATATTCATGTTTCATGCCAGAACGTACATCTATCCAGTCAATAACTTTAAAATTATCAACTTCTTTCGGGTTTTCCAAGCCGTTGATATTTTTGCTATCAAATATTCTCAATTTATCAAACTTGAATCTTAGAACTCTTGAATTATCAGTTGTAATTTTAAAAAGATTGTTGTCTTCAATCCTCATTGAGTAAACTTTATCTGATGCCGGGATAAGGCCAGCGAGCGATAAACAAAAAACTAACTTTTCCCAAACTTCAAGTTTTGAGGTCCCAACAATCTTAGAACCAGTTGGTGTTGTCAGTTCATATTCTACGGCATCAACCAAATACTTGTCCAGTTTGGCGGTGGCGTCGAAAAAATCAAAAAAGTAAGGCTTGCCTACATCGTTCAGTATGATATTTTTTTGATTTAAAAATGCATAGCTTACTGCTTCTAAACTATTTCCAACAACCAACTCATCGACTTCGTATATATGATGATTTAGATCACTCACGGTGCATACAACCAGGTATCATCTCCAGTTCAATTCTTCGATACGTTTTTAAAATTAATTTAGCGTACCGTACACCCTGCTGGTTGTTGCTCTTGTTTTTGCCGCGACATCGATAGCCAGAATTATAACCACATAAGCCAATGCTTATATCTCCTCGACCATATTTATAAATCCAATGATGAAGTATTTGTGCGCCTTTTCTAATCGCCATTTCAGGATTTTTTTTAAGCTGACGACAGCTTACGTATCCAAATTTTCTCGACCATTTTGGGATCACTTGAGTTAAGCCACAGGCTCCTGATTTGCTTTCTGCTTTTGGACTCCATCTGCTCTCAACATAAATTAAAGCAGTTAATATAGCTGGATCGATATCATATTTCTCGGAATACTTTACAACTGTGTCCATGTGTTTGCATGCATACTCTGCATTTGGCATACCAATTGACAACACGGCAGCACAGATTAATTCGGCATAAGTCATCATCCGTCGTGTACCACCCCACACACATGATTTTCTAAAACAATAGAAAATTCTTCTTCTCCTACCCTAATATCTTGAATCAGGTGACTGGGAGCAATAATTTTCTCGCCCTTTCTGGCCGCTACGGAACAGTCCGGACTTGCAGACAGTACACGCAAAAGTGAATATTCTTCAACTTTTTTATATCCCTCTGGCAATAAAACATTTGATTTTTCTTCCTCGTTTTCAAGCTTTTCCACCAACAGGTGCCTATTTCTTGGTTCAAATTTCATGCTACTTCTCCTAAAAGGTTTTTATATGTCTCGTATTCTTCCTGTGTGAAAAAATGCCAATATCTCCTCTCGCACCTTTTGCAAAAAAATTCCGCTCCAACAGATCCGTCAACAGACTTACGCAATTGGCCGCCGGAAAGCCACGCGTGCTTCCTCAGTCTAGTTCTGGAACCGTCACAAAGTTCGTTTGCCTCTTTTTCTGGTAATAAATAATTAAGTTTCATTTTTTATCCTCCTTTTTGATTATAGAATTTTTTGAAACAAATGTCAACCACATTTTGCGTAGCCACATTTAGCACAAGTTACACACCCATCTTGATAAGTCAAGCCTTCTTGTTCGCAAACTTCGCAGACTTTATCGCTCTCCACTTTTTCCCCATTTTGAATGTAGTTCTTAAGAATTCTCGCGACACACCTTGAGAAGCTGAACATGTCACTGTCTCGATCTTTATGGAGTTGTTCAACGAGGAAGCTTGGTTTTGCTCCATGCCGCAGTGCGAGAGAAATCATTCTTGTGAATGCTGAATTTGTTGGGTTGTCAAAAACGGTCACAACATCTTTGATAAAAATAGCGTCGTCCCCTTCGTCTACTTGAAGATCGTATCTGTTGTTTCTGGTTTTAAAGGTGTGTTTTGTCAAAGTTCCATGAATATGTTTTTTTGGGATCTCGATCAAGTTTGAAAGACCTCCTAAAACTTCATATGGCTTGTCATCATAAATACCGATAAGAATTGTCCATTTTTCACCTTGGATAGTGGTATGGTGGATATCACAAAGAAGGTCTTTCGGTCTTTTCGGAGCACCATTTTGTGGAAATGTTCCCTTGGAATTTTTTGTTACGAGAACGCCACTTCTGCTTCCGTCAACATAAACTGTTATACCTTTAAGCCCTTTTTTCCACCCTTCGAAATAAAGTTTGCCTACAACACTTGGGTCGGTGCCCTTTGGTAGGTTGATAGTTGAGCTAATCGAATGATCTATACTTTTTTGGACGGCAGCCTGAATTTCTACTCTTTTTGGCCAGTCAATTTGGTCACTCTCAACAAAAAAGTCCGGGACTTCTTCCGTTTTTAGTAGATCTAGATATTCCTGCAGATTGTGGTGGAAAACATCGTATTCTAACCATTTGTCTCCAAGCTCATCGATGTAGTCCGGTGTAATATCTTTTTCGTTGTGAGAAAGCTTGCGCCTTCGTTTGTAAGAATTTCTAAAGACGGGTTCAAGTCCAGAGCTGGTTTGTGACATAATAGAAACAGAACCAGTGGGAGCGTTTGTAAGAATGGAGATATTGCGTCTTCCAAATCTGGAAATTTGTTCCTGCAAAATTTTTGGCAGTTTCGAAATATAGGAATTCGATTTCTCTTTCTCCCAATCAAATACTGGAAAAGCTCCGCGTTCCTTTGCTAAATTAACACTTTCTGTATACGCAGCATCTCTTAAAGTTTCATAAATTTTTTCTATCACCTTCAAGGCCTCGTCAGAATCATAGCGAAGGTTCAGACATGCAATTGCGTCCGCTAGTCCATGAGTCCCCAGTCCAGTTCTCCTACCATTTTGACAAGCCTTTAAAAGATTTTTCCATAAAGCTCTTTCGTCCTTTGTATCACAAATTTTAATAATATTTTCGAGCTTCTCAATCTCAAGTTCCACCAAATCATCTGACAGTCTCATCGCTTGAGTTGCAACTTTATAAAGTTTATTAAAATTAAACTTCGGATTCTTGAACGGCTTACTTACGAAATTTTTGAGATTGATCGAAATTAAGCGGCAACTATCATAAGCAGAAAGTGGTATTTCTCCACAAGGATTCGTCGTAATAGTTTTAAACCCGACATCAGCATAACATTCTGCTGGAAGGTTATTAATGATATTGTCCCACATCATGAGTCCCGGTTCAGCCGTTTTCGTTGCTGACTCAACAATGAGATCCCACAATTCTTTTGCTTCGATTTCTTTTGTTATGGTTGGGTTACTAGAATTGACAGGGAACTGCAAAGTGAACTTTTGTTTATTTTCAACTGCTTCCATGAACTCATCACTTATTTTAACTGATACGTTTGCTCCGGTAACCTTCGTTAAATCGTGTTTCATAGCCACAAATTGTTCAACATCAGGATGCTTTACGTCCATCGTGATCATTAACGCTCCTCGTCTTCCGTTCTGCCCGATCATGCGACATACATAAGAATAGAAATCAGCGAAGGACCAGGCGCCAGTTGTAGTACCGGCAGAGTTGTTAACAGAGGCGTTTTCGGGACGCAATTCAGAAATGTCGAGCCCTACACCACAACGGCGCTTAAACAGGTTAGCGAGGTATTTACCTGAATCAACAATTGAAGAAATATTGTCCTTCGGAGAATCGACGACGACGCAATTTGATAAAGAAACGTTAACGTAATTGTTTCCAATACCCATCATTGGAGAGCCTTGAGGAACAACGTATTTGAAGTTTTTTAGCAGTTCATATATATCGTCTTGTGAAAGCGCACCTTTTCCGCCAAACTTTTGCTCCATTCTGGCAAATTCTTTCGCCATACGAACGTGCATATCGTTAGGGCTCTCTTCTACGAAGTCGCCTTTCTTATTTTTTAAGGCATACTTGGTCATCCAAACGTTAGCAGCCAGCCGATCATCGTTAAAATATTTTAACGCAGTCTCTNGTACATGTTCTTCACTGTGCATCTTTCTTGTTCCTCCCGTTTTTAAATTGTTTATATTTTTCTTTCAGTAAGGTCGCCTGCTCTTTAGTTTCCTTTGCTGCTTTATCTCTAGCTGCTTTAGCATTAAGATCGTCGATGGATTCATCAATAGATTCAAACACTTTAATACAGACATTTGAAGTGTCCATAAATATAGGGTGTATCAGTCCATCGGGACCAAACCTATTTTTAGCAACAAACAATTTTCCAGTGTTTGTATTTTTGTGCTCAATTGTCCTGGAAATGGAAAAAATAAAATCTGCGACGAAACATTTGTTAAAGGCTTCGGAAATAGATTCCATTGTTATAACTTCAGCATTCAATCCAGACCTATTAGTTTGTGAAGCTGTCCAAACAGGACAGTCGAATATTTGAGCAATNGCTCTTAACTCTTCATAAATAGATTCNAANTCCATTCTTTTCTCTTTNCGAATAACATTTGGTTTTAAAAGATCTCCGTAATCAACAAGAACCATATCAACATTAAAATCTCGTTGCCGTAATTTTTCAAGATGATTTTCTAAAGTTCTTGTAGAGGCTGACTTTGTTGGATATTCTTTAACAATCAAGCCACCTTCAAGGTCTTGAACATTCTCATAAATCTGTTCTTTGAACACAAACAAGTCTTTAAGTGGTACTCCCGTTATACAACTGTCATATCTTGATGCTACCATAGTATCGGATAATTCTAAAGTGTAATGGACAACATTTTTTCCTTCTTTTATTGCTTGAGCACCAAGATGAACCAAAACCATAGATTTTCCTGCTCCAGTCGGCGCAACAACCACTCCAAGCTCCCCTCTGCCAAGCCCGCCTTTCGTTATGTCATCAATATAATCCCACCCAGTCGTCACAGGGTTTCTAGATCTAATCTGAAATCTTTTTTCAAAATCCTTCAGGTAATCATAGCCAAAATTGTTATCACATCCTAATTTGAGAGCATCGTTAATTGTACATGCAATCTCATCAAATGAAGAGCTTTTGAGAAGCCCAACACTTTTAAGCATGGCCTCTTTCAGTACTTGTTTCCTACAAAAATCAAGAGCAGTGTCCTTAATATACCCCTCTCCCTCAACTTCCATATCAGATTTATGAATTCTAGAAAAATAATCTCTCACTTGTTTTTGTGTAGCGTCATTTTCATCATCTAATTCAGAACGCATTATTGTTAGCATGATGCGAACTGTTGGGTGGACTTTATACTTCTCTCTGTAAGAGAAAACTTTCTCAATAAAAACACGAAGATACTTGAGTTCCAAGAACTGTATATCTAACACCTCTTCGATTTGATCGCAAAAAATTCTGTCTTGCAGAATCAGTTGGCATAATTTTTCTTGAAAATCTTTGCCATATTTTGAAAAATCTACTCTCTCTTCTTTTGTCATAATTGCTCTTTTTTTTTGGTGCGCCCGGCTGGACTTGAACCAGAGACCTCCACCTTATAAGAGTGGCGTTCTAACCTACTGAACTACGAGCGTGAATATTAACTATAAAAATATTTTATATCATAGTTATACATCTTCTTAATTTTTTTAACGACTGCTTTTGCAATCATCCTTCTAGAAATTTCTGAGGAGATATTTGTTGAATAACTGTTAAAATCTTCAAGTATTTCAATTATAATTTTCTCCATCTCTCTATCTTTATCGTGAATCATTATTCTAATATACACTAATCTTCTTTCTTTGTCAAGTTCATTCTTTCCATGCACTTGTCATAATATTTTTTATCTAATTCACATCCGATAAAGTTTCTTCCTGTGTTGTTCGCGGCCATGGCAGTTGTCCCAGAACCAAGAAAACAATCCAAAACAGTGTCACCCTTGTTTGAATGTTTGGTGACTAACTCCTCAAACAAAGGCAGACTCTTCTGAGTTGGATGACATCTATCTTTTCCCGAATGAATTGGATACTGGTACATGCCGTTATCATACGAACTGTTGAAAGTAGGCTTTTCTTTCTTAACTCCAAGAAGAGCTATTTCCCTACAATTTGTAAGATAATTAAGGCTGCTATTGCGAGGCTGCGGGTTTGTTTTTATCCACTCAACAAATCTCAGTTGCTTGAAGTTGGTTCCTTCCATTTTTTCCTTCAGATAAGATATCTTCCAGAGATCGAAGAATATAATACAAGTTCCGCTATTCTTAAGAACGCGATAAAATTGCTCAACAAACAAATCCAATTGTTCCATGGAAAAATCAGAATCCCAAGAGCCAAAGTCAGTTTGAACAGCATATTTTTTGCCGTAAATGCTTCCGTACTTTAGATAATCTTGTTTTAGTTTTTCTAGTTGCTTACTACGTAAATCCTCCGGCACATTGCCGGCTTCAAACCATCGTTCCCATTCTTCAGCAGACTTATAGTTGCCCCACTCTTTTTCGGTTTTTACATCGACCGAGCCAGACTTATTTTGTTGATTTACATGTTTGACCCATTTATCCATACCTGATTCTTTAGAGGTTATGTATGGAGGGTCAATTAGAACGAGGTCTATAGAGTTGTCTGGAATATCTAATAAAAACTCGAGACCTTCTTTGTTGTATATTTCAATATTATTCTGCAACTTGACGACTCATGACTTCTGGTTTTTGAAAATCAAAATGTGGTTCATTATCCTTAGAGCCCTTCTTTCTATTTTCTTTCGTAGTCATAAGTTCAGCATTTTCTATGGCTGTTTCACCGCCGTTAGCAACGGATTTAACATGGTCAGTTTCGTACTTGCCTCCCCTGTAAAGATCAAGTATGTCAACAACATCTCCGTCTCTAGTTTTCCCACCTTGAAGTCCCCACAATTCAAGCTTGTCATCGAATGTAAAGTTGTCCTTGCTGGTTCGAATCTTTGGTTTTTCACTTAGCACGCTATTGTTAATAAGCTCTTCTTTCTCATCATACAGGTCTCTGCCGAAAAGCAGCGCGGTTTTCCTATAAAATTTTTGATCACCATAAGTCGTAGTCCAATGAATGTAAGACTTTTCTTCTTTCTCTTTTTCTATAACAGTTTCAGCATATTCATTATACTTTGTATTCTTCGTTAGGAACCATGTCGAGAAGTCCTTATAATCGTCGATTTGGAGACCATACTCATCAACGAGGTAAATGACGTCACAGAGATTATGCCACAGTCCGGTTGTTATTTGGTTCTTATTCAGTACCGCAGCCCTACATTTTTTGACCTCTTTTAAAATATTTCTAACAGTTGTTTGCGTATTTGAGTCGACACTATTATTTTCTTCGTAATATTCATCCAAGGCTTTTTTCTTAAGACTGGTATCGAAGCTTTTGTCATGCTTAATGCAAAGCTGCGCTGTCATTGATTCGTGAGTTCTTTTATCGTAGCTATTAGCATTTTTGAATACAAATAGAAAACCATCTCTAATAGTTGACATATTAGCAATCTCTCTAATAGTTGCCGCCAAGTCAGTTGGATTTGCTTGCCTCCACTCTTGGTGATTTAGCGGTATTGCTCTATTTACGTTCCTAAATATATCACACATGGCATCTTTAGAAATTCTCCTTAGTATAATTTTTGTTAGCTGCTTGTAGTGGAGAACAGAGTCTTGCTCTTCTTCATCAAGATCTTTAAAATATTTTTTTATTCTCGCTCCAGTTACAGAATCCGGAATTAACGCTGGAAGCTTTCCTTCCACAAACCCACTGATCGAGCTTGCGGTGTTATTGCCATCAATGCTAATCTCCTCAAACCCCTGATCTAAGACCCCTTGAAAATATTCGATATCTTCCTGAGATTTTTGTTCTTTGGCCCACCTAAGACAATCTTCTACCTTAGCAGTCATGACTCTTGAACCAACTGCTCCTCCAGTGATAAGATTGCCAACAAATTCTGAACACTGCTTTTTATCCCAACCTGATCCACGGTCAATGCCGCCATATCTTTGAAAAGACCCATCCAAAAATGTTTTTAGATATTGTTTAGCAATCTGTTTTATGCTTTGTTTTTCTTCCTTTTCGTCCCAAGGATCCGCGTCAATTATTTTATATGTCATGCTTAGTAAGCTCTCCTTTTATTTTATATTACTTATCATACATCATCTTTTGCTTGTTGTCAAGCAAAATCTTTTCATTGTTGCAAACATTTCTGACCAATCGTATGCACCAATTCCATCTTCAATCATCAAGCCGATGCATTGAGTTTTATTCAACTCAGGTGTCATCTCCTGAATTGCGTACTTAATCTTTTGACTTGCCTGCACCGAGATAAGAGGAGTATATAACTGCATCATTTTATAATTTCTCTGTATTTTCTTCTCTCCGCTCAAAATATTATGATGAACTTTTAATGGCTTCTCCACTGATTCACAAGCTTCAAAAAGTGTCTGGATCTCATGCGGATTAGCCTCTGAGAGGAACGGAAACCGCTTAGCAACGGTCTTTAAGCCCGCTCCCCCTACACCGTCTAGATTGTCGCTCTTGTCGCCGCAAATGGCCCTTGCAAGGGCGAAGTTGTTAGGGTGTATACCAAACGTCTCAACTAGTCTTTTGACGTTTATGAACTCAATTTGGACCGGCCTATAAACTACTGTTTTATCATTACAGAGTTGATAGAAATCTTTATCACTTGAAATTATAACCTTCTGAGCGTCCTTAAAATGCTGCATTTGTGCAACATAACTAATGATGTCATCTGCTTCAATTTTTTCAATCATGATCTGAGAAACCGGAAGACAATTGAGATATGTTATCAGTCTTCGTTGCTGCCAAACTTTATTGTTTTGTTCTTCTTCCTCTGACATGATACGTACATTACGATTAAGACGAATGGGTTTTCTGCCTTGTTTATAACCTTTGTGCATTGTCTTTCTTTTTCTGCTTCCATCAGGACCATCCCAGCAGACCACGATATGATCAGGCTTCATCTCTCTACAATATTTTTGGAGAGATTTGAGAAAGCCAAATGCTCCTCCAATTGGCTGACCATTCGAAGCAATTGAAGGGTTAGATATATAAGCTCTCAAATAAATATTGAGAGCATCAATTATTAATATTCTTTTCAAAACCACCTTCTTTTTGGATACAACTTATTAATTTCGTCCATACAATCCCCTAATAAACGTTGATAAAATTTTTCATCTTTAATTTCTGATAGTGGAGGACTCCATGACGATTTAAGTTTTCTCCTTCCTGCCTTAAGTGTCTGTCTCTCGTTGCAATCAAAGAGCGGGCTAGGAAGCTCTACGTTGATGAGTCTAAATTTCATTTTTGGGAAACATCCCTTAAGATCCTCTAGAAATCTTTCTTCCATACTGTAATTAGAATCACAATTTATAACATTCAAGCTTGCCGTCATCTGTAGTATAATATATCCTTTTTATTCCAACATGTTTTAAAGCTGTTTCGCACATAGAACAGGGTTTGCTCATTCTAAATTCGCCTGCCTTATCAACCCTAACAACATAAATATCTGTTCCTCGTGTTATAGATCTGTCTAAATTAAGAACAGCTGCCAACTCAGCATGCAATGTTGATATCCCCTTGTCCCGCTCACGAAATCTTTTACCAAAAGAGGAATAAGACCACTTATTGCGCGCGGCGTTTATAATATTGCCGCCCTTTACTAAAACTGCACCGTGACTAGTTTTTTCACAGCTGCCCTGTTGAGCTACTCTTTTCGCAACAGACAAATAACGTTGAGCCCTTGACATCTTTATCGCCATCCAGTAAGATGATCATATTTTCGGGTTCGGCGCTTCATGCGGTGTCGTGGTGGTCGAATACGGTGATGGTATTGATGATTTGGCTCAAAGATGCCATGCCATGAAGAAAAATAAACGATAGGACTTATCTGTCGATAGCTTGATACTTTTGCACACGGTACCACATCTCTGTACCATTTCTGATCATTCAAGAAAGGAATTACCAGTCCATGATAATCTGTTTCAACGTACTCAATTTCGCAATATTGTTCTGAAGGTATTTCCTCGACGTAGGCAACACAACTAACACTAAAAAGTAGTGGCAGCAAAAAAACCAGGTTTTTCATTTTTGTTCTTCTTGTTCGATATCGTAAAAATCCGATGCTTCACCTTGTCTCTTGTCAAATTTGAGTATAACTTCTTCGTCCATTATTTCTAATACTCTATCACGAAACTTCTTATTTGTCAACATGCTTTTCCATTTTGACGGCTGAAATTTTTCTTCCGTACCATCTTTATATTGTAGCGAATACCATGCTCCACTTTGTTTAAGACAGTCGGCACCTTTAATTGCCTCGAACCAACTCTCTTCATCTTGAATACCAATATCATCTCCCCATAAAATTTTAAAACTTGCTTGTCTGCCCTGAGTTCCAAAACGGCTTTTTTTGAGAGTAGCTTTAATTTCTGTTCCGACTCTAAATCCTCTTTCATCAAGTACAAAACTGGCCTTCGCTTTTCGTCCTGTAAGCCAAACGCGAAGAGAATAAGAATAAATCATAGCCTTCCCACCAGGCGTCATATAAGGTTCAACCATCGCTTCAGAAGGACTCCTAGTAATATTTGTCTTAAGTTGGTTAAGCACTAGAAATGTCGACTGGCTATTCGCTATTGGAACAGTTAATTTAGACATTCCTTTAGCAAG